GTGAAGCAGAAAAGAGAAGTGCTCATCAATACCAGAAAAAACAAAGGTTTAACACAGGAAGAATTAGCAGCTTTTGCTGGAATCACTCGTGCATATCTTGCAAATATTGAACGTGGCGAGCATGCTCCCTCATTAAAAGTCGCTCAAAAATTAGCTGGTATTCTTGAAAAGGATACTGATGAGCTTTTTTTTGATATAAATGTTCGAAAAACGAACATTATTTAATGAACTGAGTTTAGTTATTATCCTTATAAGCTGAAAATAATCGATGGAGGTTAATTAAGATGCAAACAACCCTTACAGTTACCGAAGCCGCCGAAAAACTCCGTGTCTGCGAAGACACCATCTACACCATGGTACGCCGTAAACAAATCCCACATTTCCGCGTTCGCCGGCGTATCTTCTTCCGGGCCGAATCCTTAGAAGCCTGGATGAAGCAACAAGAAGCCGAAATCGAAGCAATCATGGCCTCAAATTCTTAAAAGAATGGCCCCCAGAAAAGGGAGCCCAAATCATAAGTGAGGTTGATAACTCCATAGTAACTCAAGCCCTTGGCACAAAACACCCAAACTGAAGTACAGATTTGACCCATTTACCTATAGTCCTGTGCTAATTTGGCACAAACCTTATATCTACCGGAAAGGGGGAAGAGCCTTGTCAATTGGGGAAGCGATTAGACGATACCGGGTATCCAACAGCTTAACTCAACGTGAGTTTGCATCACAGTTAGCGATGGACCGTTCGGTTCTAGCAAGAATTGAGCGTGGTAAGCGTGATCTGGATGCTTCTTATGACACCATCGTCTCTGGGCTAAACTGGAGAATCGCTTTGGAGATAGCCGACGAGCGAACCGATGGATACATATCCAACATTTTGGAACACCTGCCGAATTTAGATCTCCATCCTGCAGCTTTAAAGGACCTACTCCTGAAGGAACTGACGGAATTGGAAGCAGCATTGGAGGAATTAGTGATGGCCAAGCACATTGATCCTAAAAAACGCCGACAAAGCGCTGAGCGTGTTTGGCACGAGATCCGGGATGTTATGGAGAAAGCCGCGGTGCTTCAAGGCGTTTTGGAAGAAGAATTTGGATTGGAACGAAAATCGCTGATCTTAAAACATCAGCAACAACTCAAAAGAGGAGAGCGCTAAACGCGAAGGGAGGTGAAACAGGATATGAATGATACACCGAGCATCATCAAGACTGCGTGTGATGGAGACAAGCCCAACAGCCTCATCCGGATGTCGATGACTTTGGAAGAGTGCGTAGTAGCACATTTTGCATATGAAAGGAGCCGATTGTTTGAAAGTTCAAGTGATGCAATATCTGACACCGGACCAACGGTCTAGGTTTAACAAAATAAAAAATACCCGGCCGGCCAGCCGAGTATCATTGAGCATCCGTCTAAAGAAACTCATAGCTCTTATCTTATCATAGGTCATCTTTTCGTGTGAAGAGCCCAATTAACTAATTCTAAATCATAAGGGAGTTAAAAACATATGAAAGCAACTGGCATTGTAAGGCAAGTCGATCACCTGGGAAGAATCGTCCTCCCGATGGAATTGAGAAAAACGATGGATATCGGCACTAAGGATTCCCTGGAAATCTATACAGACGGTCAGCAAATCGTTCTGAGGAAGTACGCTCCGGGATGTGTATTGTGCAATAGAGTGGAAGGGCTGGTCTCTTTATATCCGGGTAAACTGGTTTGCTCCGGTTGCGTGAAATTAATTGTGAAGGAAGAAAGTAAGCTCATTGGTACGGTAACGAGTCCATCAGATTGAAAGGGAGTCGGAATAATGCCTCCAAAAAAGAATGCCCCGATTTGTGTTTGTTGTAAGGAGAACCCAGGAACTCTTCATCTTGATAATGGAAAAACGATATGCGAACAATGCGCCCAACACCAAAATGATATGGCGCCTTAAGGAGTTGAAAACATGGAACTAGGCCGTTTTGAAGTTGGCCGATCCGACCCACAATCTTTACCACTGGATCATGCTGCAACTTGTGAATATGAACATTGCTTACAACCCATTTACTATAGCGAACCTTGCTGGAACTTGGACGGTGAAAAGTTCTGCAGCGCCGTATGCGTTGCTAAACACTTTGGAGCAAATAAAATCACCGCAGGGCAAGAATAACGCCCGCTAATAAGGAGGATATGTACCGATGGCAATGACTGTAGAAGCAGTAACAAAGGGAATAGCACGTGAAGAGTGGCTGCAGCTCCGTAAACGTGGGATCGGTGGATCCGATGCAGCCGCTGTTGCTGGATTAAACCCTTGGAAGTCTCCGGTAGCTGTTTATCTCGAGAAGACCGGACAGTTAGAAAATGACGCGGCCGGCGAGCCTGCTTACTGGGGGAACATTCTTGAGGACGTAGTAGCCAAGGAATTTTCTATCCGGACCGGCCTCAAAGTTCAACGCTCCAATAAGCTTTACCGGCATCCGGAGCACTCCTTCATGCTTGGTAACATTGATCGGATGATTACGGATCAGAACAAACGGAAGGGAATCCTTGAAGTAAAGACGACAAGCGCCTTTAATACTGAGGATTGGAAAGACGATAAGCTCCCGGACCATTATGCAATTCAACTACAGCATTACCTTTCAGTACTCGGCCTTGATTATGGATTCTTTGCAGTTCTGATTGGTGGGAACAACTTTCAATACCGGTACGTTGAACGCGATGAACGAATTATCAGCAGCCTGATTGACATTGAGAAGCAGTTTTGGAACGAACATGTGTTAAAGGGCATACCACCCATGATCGACGGTTCAGATGCTTCTACGAACCTTTTAAATTACCTTTACCCGTCGAGTAAACCGGATACGAGCATTAATTTGCCTGATGACCAAGAAGGACTGATTAAGGAGCTCAAAGAGTCCCAGGATGCCCTTAAATTAGCTGAGACTCGCTTCGAAACAGCAAAGAATCTGATTAAGTCCATGATGGAGGATGCGGAGATTGCTTACTTCAAAGGCGATAAAATAGCCACCTGGAAATCGTCTGATTCTGCGTCGCTTGATACAAAGACACTTAAAGCTAAAAAGCCAGAAATCTATTCGGAGTTCGCAGTAACCAAATCGGTACGGCGATTCCTGGTGAAATAGGGGGAGAATACGATGGCAGGTAATAGCAGCACACAAGATCAACTTGCTGGTAAATTGCAGCAGCGAGCAGCTGGTGGGAACACACCGGTTGCCTCACCAGCAAATACAATTGCAGCTTATCTAAAGAAAATGGAAGGTGAGATTGCGAGGGCCCTTCCAAAGCATATGACCCCGGAGCGTATGACCCGAATCGCCCTAACGACAATCCGGACGAACCCGAAGCTGCTGGAATGTACAGTCCCTTCCTTAATCGCAGCGGTGATGCAGTCAGCTCAACTAGGACTTGAGCCCGGTCTAATTGGTCATTGTTACTTTGTCCCTTACAACAATAAAAAGAAGGGGCTAGACGGAAAGGATTACTGGGAAAAAGAAGTCCAGTTCATGATTGGTTACAAAGGCATGATCGACTTAGCCCGTCGTTCAGGTAACATTCAATCTATTTCAGCCCACGAGGTTTATGAGAATGACTTCATTGAGCTTACATACGGGCTCCAAGAGGACTTAAAGCATATCCCATGGTTCTTGCGTAAGGATCAAAAACAGCAAGCCTCTGGAGACGTCACGGGCGCCTATATGGTAGCTAAGTTTAATGACGGTGGACACTTCATTCATTACATGCCAATTCAAGAAATTGAGTCCCATAGGGCACGATCTAAATCCAAAGATAACGGCCCTTGGATTACGGATTACACAGAAATGTGCAAGAAGACGGTCGTAAGAGCCGGCTGGAAGTGGCTGCCGATTAGTATAGAGATCGCTAGTGCCGTTACAAAAGATGAAACAGCCCACAATGATATTAGTGGGGTTACGGATGACACGGTGATCGATATAACGGCAACTACGGTTTTAGAAGAAGACCGGCTGACGGATCCAGTATCTGGCGACCAACGTAATGCTCAAAATGAAATGGAATTCGAATAGGATCTTATGGATGAAGTTAATGATGTACCTCTGATGCAATCGTCCGTTTCTAAGCGAATCTGGGCGCTCATGGAGAGCCATCCAGAACAATTTAGACAAGAGGTCAAGGATTACTTTGCACGAGCTTATCCGGGCTTTACAGTGGTCCGTGCGAAGTATCCAGTTATCTATTTGCGGGACGACCGCGATAGGATGGGGTGATCAAGTGCCAGACAGTTACCCGTTTACAACGTATTCTGGTCTGCTGGAGCCAAAACACTACAAACAAATAGGGACAGCACTGTGGTTTTTCTTGTGGTGTATCAGCTCCACGACCAAGGAGGAAGAGGTTGATGGGGTAACGTGGGGGCTGGTGCTTGGCAATAGACCAATGAAATTATCTGAACTTGCTGCACCCTTTGAGGTAGATGATAAAACTGTAAGTCGCTGGCTCAAGACACTGGAAACGTACCATTACATAAAAATAACTCGAGCTCCTTATGGTTTAATTATCGCGGTCAAGAACTCTAAAAAGTGGCGAGAGAGATCAGACAAAAATGTCCGATCTGACGAAAGAGAACAGACAAATTTGTCTGATCTGTCGCCTAGAGATCAGACAAATTTGTCCGATCTGAATGAAAGAGAACAGACAAATTTGTCCGATCTGTCGCCTAGAGATCAGACAAAAATGTCCGATCTGAACGGAGAGAACGGACAAATATGTCTTATCTCTCCCGAGAGATCGGACAAAAATGTCCGATCTAATAAAGATATTAAAGATCTTAAAGATATTACTACTACTACTATTACTTTTAGGGATCCGAATTTTTTCGATTCATCGAGTCAGGACCCCTTGATACAAGTCATTGATTCATATTGCAAGCTGCACAAGCGTCTGGACATTCACATTCGTCAACAAGAAAGAGGGATCATGGGTAGGATGATCGCCGGGGGTGTGCCATCACCCTTTATCATTCAAACTATGACAAAGCTCTATGACGAGAAGCGCCGGCGCGAGGAGGAGAGCGGTCGAGTATTTTCCCCTCCAAGCACTTTTAAGTATTACGAGCAAGCCATATACGAGGCTTGGAACAACGGCCCGTCGTCCATAACTGCTGAGGTGTCGTCCTCTTCAGTCGCCCTTGGATCACCTGGACGTAGACTTGTAACTAAAAGCCGATATGAACAAAACAATGACTATCTAAAACGTGCATGGGAGGAGGCGCAGCGTGAACAGAGCGGACGTACTGAAGCTCTTTTTGATCATGAATAATGCATATCCCAACTTCACGGTAGACGATACCAAGGTCCTTGCCTGGATGGAGTTTTTAGGGGACACGCCATTCGAGCAGGCCAAAGATAACCTGATCTCACACATCCGGACCAGCCGGTATTTACCCACGGTGGCGGATCTTACCAAGCCGTTAGAGCCCGAACCGGAGCAGCTGGCTTTATACCATGCGGGACTTCGCGAGTCAGCTCAACAATTCCTTGAGCAGCTCGATGAGTGGCAAGCCACCGCGGTTGGCCCTCCGGAAGAGATTAAGGCCATGATGCGGCTGCCGATCGAGGAGAGAACGGAGGCGCTCAGGGAATATGCCAGACGCAATCGAGCTCGCTGATTTTGCAAAACAGGTTGAAGCAGAGCAGGCAATCATAGGGGCCGTTCTCCTGAGCAATGAAGCCATCTTAAACGCGATGGACCGACTGCTGCCCGAGGACTTTTTCCAATCGGCCCACAGGATCATTTTTGAATCCATGCTTGAGCTTTGGGATGCTGCAGAGACGGAAACTCCGATCGATCTCGTTACGCTGGCCGCTCATCTGAATCAGCGGGGGCAGCTGGAACATATCGGCGGGATAACGTATTTGTCGGAGCTTTCCCAGGCCACCCCGACGGCAGCGAATATTGACTATTACGCCAAGTTGGTACTGGATGCTTCGTTAGATCGTATGACTCGTGCCGGCATGAAGCGGATTTACGAGAATAGCGACTTAACAGCAGCCGAGATGGCGGAGCAGGCCCAGCGGGTTGCGGAGGAAATAGCTGAACGATCTGCTGCTAACAAAGGTGGATTCAAGCCCTTCAAGGAAGCCGCGATGCGCGTATATGACAGGGTTGAGCAAAGTTACACTCAGCCGGCCGCCGGTGGTGTGACGGGAATTAGTTCGGGTTATCCGGACCTCGACAAGATGACCTCCGGATTTCAACCCCAAGATTTGGTCATTGTGGGAGCCCGGCCATCAGTCGGAAAAACGGCTTTTGCTCTTAATGTCGCACAAGCTGCAGGGAAAACGTCAGGCGAGACCATAGCCATATTCAGTCTGGAGATGAGCGCCGAGCAACTGGTGCAACGGATGATATCTGCTGAGGGCAATGTTGATGCCAGCCGGCTGCGCACGGGACACTTGGAGGGTGACGATTGGGAGAAGATGACGATGGCTATCGGAACGCTATCAGATGCCCATATCTACATCGACGACAGCCCAGGCGTAACAGTCAACGATATCCGATCTCGGTGCCGCCAGCTCAAGAAGGAGACAGGCAGCCTCGGACTTATCCTGATTGATTACCTGCAGCTCATCTCTTCAGCGGGACGGTCCGAGAATAGGCAGCAGGAGATTTCCAAGATTTCACGGACTTTGAAGCAAATCGCCCGGGAGCTTGATACGACGGTAATTGCTTTGTCCCAACTCAGTCGGGGCGTAGAGCAGCGGCAGGACAAGCGACCGATGATGTCGGACCTTCGAGAATCCGGATCCATAGAGCAAGATGCCGATATCGTTGCCTTTTTATACAGGGATGATTACTACGACAAGGAAAGCGAAAAGAAAAACGTGATCGAGATCATTATCGCAAAGCAGCGCAATGGCCCGGTGGGAACGGTCGAACTGGCCTTCCTGAAAAACTTCAATAAGTTCGTGAGCCTGGACCGTACGCACCAAGAGACAGCCAGCACTTCGAGGCCAATGAGCAGCAAGAAAAATCAAGATCGACGCTGGGCGTAGGAGGAGAGCCTAGGTGACGGACAGTGGAATACTAGCGTTGTATGAAATCGCGATAGATCAAGCGGTTGAGCTGGATATCCGTTATAAGGCAGCTCGCCAAATGCAGGAGGGAGGCACCGGTGAAAATGTACCAAAGATTGGATCCCCTATTTCAGAACACTAACCGCTTCGTTATTGTGGGCCGGGGAAACGAAAAACTTGGAGAAGTGTTCGTGCTCAACGAGCGTTTTATCCTTCTCAATAAAAAGGCACGTCGCGGCTTGCGGTGCGTAAGGATGGTTGGTTACTGATGGACACAAAGGCAGCGATCAGAAGGGTTATTGATGACCTGGAAACGGAGATTGATGAAATGAAGGGCAGGAAGCAAGATACGGACCTTGCCACTGGGTTTTATGTTGGGAAACAAGACGACCTGCAGTACGCTCTATGCCAATTAAAATTGGTACTGGCCGATGCGTAGATATGTTGGGATTGATCCTTCAACCAAGACCGGGCTTGTGATTCTGGATGAAGACGGAGAGCTTTGGGAAGCCCGTGAGATTGAAGAAGGGCTTAACGGTCGGGCTCCTGATCCACAGCATATGAGTAGGCTTGTGAACGCAGTATTGCGGTTCGTAGAACCCAATGATCAGGTCACTGTAGAAGGATTTGGTTTTGCAAGTCAATCTGGTTTTCTTCTAGGTGGTATTGGATGGGGAATTCGGATGGGGCTTTACGGCAAGGGGATCAATTACTTTGAGCCGGCCCCTTCCGCTGTGAAGAAGTTTACAGGCGCGGGAGGAAATGCCGGAAAGGAAGCTGTTGCTGTTGAGGTATACAAGCGATGGGGATTCCAGCATAAGAGCAACAATGTGACGGATGCCTTTGTACTGGCTCAAATCGCTCTCGCTCTACATGAACCGGTAAAGTTGACTGCAGCCCAACAGGAAGTCATCAAAAAACTGAAAGGATGATCAAACGTGAGTTACATCGAAGCCGAAGGTATTTTGTTAAACGCCAATATGAAGAAAGGCGGCAAGCTGCTCCTGCAGATTGAGATTTCCGAGGACCTGGATAACAAAGAAGATTACTTCCACCTTCGGAAGATGATTGAGAAGAATGTTCGGTTCTCTTTGGAAAATACGATCGTATCGTACAAGGTAGAGATTAACGCCAGGACTAATAAGCCAATCCGCGAGTACAAAGTGGACGAGTCAGGAATCGTGTCCGAGGTCTCCCGTCCCGAAGGCGAGCAGCTGGAGGCGGAACTAGGACTGCCGAAAGAAGCCGTACCGGTAAAGGAAGAGAAAGCTGAGGCCGACCTGCAGGTAATCGATGAATTCATTCGCAGCGGACTGGCCCCAATCTATGAAGATATGACGTATGACTTTCCTCACATTATTAGCCGTATTACCGACGGCGTTACTTACGCTAAGATTGCGTATGAACTGAACATATCGTTGGGTGAGTTTTCCGTCATTATGGACGAATACCGGCGCCGTGTGGCTCCTCTGGCAATCAAATGGAGTGAGTGGAAGGAAGGTAAGGCTAACGATCCTAGCGGGGAAAATCAGGGTAATGATAAGCAAGAGGAGGCGTTACCTGCTCAAGAAGAAGTTGGAGACGAAGGTAGTACACTCCACGAACCTTCTTCACTTAATCACAGTCCAGATAGAGAGATTTCCCAGTCTGCTACTGAGCCTGAACTTGAAGAGGTTGAAGGATACATTCTGGAGAACAATCCTACATTCGAAGATATTCAGTATGATTTCCCAGAGCTTTTGAAACGAAAAAAATCCGGCGAGTCTTGGATGGAGATTGCACAAAGCTTGAAAGTTCCATCAACTACTCTACAGGCGGCTTGGAACAAGTACAAAAAGAAAGTGAAAGAGTCTATGAAGGGGCAAGACGGAGCGGCGTAAGCTGCTCTTTCCAACATAAGGAGGAAGCATGAACGACAATATTTTTAGAAGTTCGCAACTTTGGGATAACCTGGTCAAAGATGTAAAAGGAATGGAGTTTGGGGAAGAAAGGATTCTTCTTATCGGCGGTCGGCCTGTTCTAATGCAAATTGCCCAGGCAGATGATCTTGAAAGAGTAAACCGCGGATTTATATGCATAGATTGAGGTGGGCGTATGCTGTATGTAATCGACGTTTATTGAGGAATTCAAGCGGTGCAGCTTGTCTGGTTTATAAGAGCATATCGGGAGTTCTTTAAGCGGGTATAGTTTTCTATGGAGGGATTGAATTGAGCCAAGGAACGAAGCGTAATCTGATCGAGGACCTGTTAATGTTACGAGTTAAGTGGTGCCCGGATAGTGAGTACCCCTTAAAAATACAGGCAGCATGGCTGGAGGCTGTTGAACGGGCTATTGAAGCTGAAGCGAAGGTGGAGCAGTTGACTCAAAAGTTAAAGGCGGTTCGTGACGCAACATATTGAATAATCAAATACATGGGAGGCTATTTTCGGTTCTTAAGTGCCGTAAAGAACGCTGATGAAAAAAAGACAATTGTAAGAGTCCATCCCACTGTCGGAGCCCACTGCCAAAGTTCTTTTCCAGCGAGGCTAAATGCTAAACATGCAACACCTAACATAACAAGCACAATCGGTTTCATATAAATTCCACCCCTTAAAGGATTTGTTTGTGTAATATCTAACGTTCAAAAAGTGAAAAAGTTACAGACGGTTGAAAATCATTTGAATATTAAAAGACTTGGGAGGTACATATGAACGTAAAGATTTTGCAGGTTGGAGACAAAGTGAAGTGGAGCAGTCAAGCACAAGGTAGCGTCAAGGAAAAAGCGGGTATGGTAATTGCGATAGTTCCAGGAGGTCAACGCGCATCAAAATATTTACCCGATGGCATCGAGATGAAGAACAAAACCTATGTGAAGTTTGATACAGAAATTGCAAAGCACGTTCGTTACATCGTGGAAGTTCCACGAGGAGGGAAAAGCGTAAAGTTCGATTATTACTGCCCGCGTGTTGAGAGCTTACGAATGAATGTAGACTGAATATTCACGGCAATTCAGGGATCGGAATTTAAACAAAAAACGATAATCTTAGGAGGTTGAATATGAGGCAGCCACAATGGAGACAAGAAATCATATATGTAAAACGTGATAAAAACGGAGTCATTATAGCTATGGAAGAGGAAATGCCAGAAGGGTTTATTGAGGAAGATGAACCCCAAAATATTTCAGAGGAAGAGTTAGCTGACGTTGAAAGTTCAATAGAAAAATAAACTAAAAATATAAAAAAAGTTCCCCCGCTGCATCTTTGGAGAGAGAGGCGGGGGAACGTACATTCCCACACCTATGATATCATAAGTGAGGTGTGAGGGGAATGATGATTGCTGAAAAAAAGACAGAGGCCGCACGGATCCTCGGAGAACAGCTAGAGCTCTTTCCTTCGATAAACGAAAGTGATATCGAGCGGACCTTGTTCCTGTTAGACAAATTTGTTTATATGAAGATGCTGGTTAAGGATTTCGAGGAGCATGAGCAGGATCTATATCAGACAGATATTGAGGGAGAGACTGCCCGTAGGCTTTCGGAAGAAGATACACATGCTGATAAAACCTCAAATGCGATTATATTTCATCAAAAACGCAAGTGGATTTACAACGAATATAAAATTGCTATCCGCAGCATTGAACGTGCCCATAGGCTCATCATAGATGAGGATATGAGAAAGGCTGTTCATTTTAGATATTTGGAAGGTCATAAATTCATGATTGCTTTGAAGTTTACTTATATGAGTAAATCGACATTTCAAAGGAAACTGAATGCCGGGGTAGCTTCCATAACTGATACATTAAAGTTGATGGGGATTCTGGGTCGGGAGTGGAAGTATTAATAAATGCCCGTTGAATGTAATATTTTGAACCAGTTTTGGATTTAATCGGGGATAAGTTGAAGCCCACATGAACATGATCCCGTGGTATATTGATAGCATCAAGAATTAAGAGATATGAAATGAATAAATTTAAATAAGATAACTGAAGGAGTCGCACTTGCTGCGGCTCTTTTTGTTTTTTAAGGATGTGTACCTGATGGGAAAGAAGAAGAGCAAAACAGTGATTTATTCAAAGCAGCCTGCTAAATGTAGAGGGTGCATTTGGGGCCGATGGGAAGGTACGAAGCAGTTTTGTAGCAAGCAGAAATGCATTCTTTTACTTTCGACAAATAAAGAGGGAAATCCTTCCTAATATCGAATTGTATATTGGAGGGGGTGTAGTTCTTTGGCGAGAAAAATAACGGCATTTGGCCCAACTGAACATGATGTGAGAAGTAAAATATACAACGAAGCATCCAAGTATCCATATCTAACAATGGGAGAAATAAAGATAATTGGACCTGCTAAAACAGAAGGTGGGGGTACTCAGTACGTTGCTGAATGTATCCTAACATAAATTTCTTGAAGTTGGATTTAAGCACCCTAACCGGTGCTTTTTCTTTTGCCCAAAACCGACTTAACATTATGGAGGTATTTATGAGGATTGAAACAATAGCAATCAGCTGGTTCCAGTCAAATGGATGGAACCCTAACGAGATGGATGAGTACATTTATAAATCTCTAGTTGAAAGTATCCGTAAGTACGGCGTGCTGCAGCCTATCCTGGTCCGGTCTGATTTCACGATAATCAAAGGTGAGAAGCGCTGGCGAGCTGCCCAAGAGGCCGGGGTTCAAGAACTGGTATGCGTTATTGTGGAGACAAGCCAAGAGGAGGCTAAGCTTCTTACTGTAAGCCTGAGTAACCTTCGGGGCCGGACGAACGAGGAGTTACTCGCCTCTTTGCTTGAGGAGCTTTCGGCACAATACTCTTTGGATGAGATTTCACTTCAAACAGGTTATCGGCAAGAGGAGCTTGATAACTTGCTCCAAGGGCTGCCGGCCGATACAAGTATTGAGCCGACTGCTCAAGATGATAACTTTGACGTGCAGATTGCATTGGATGAAATCAAAGAGCCTGAAACGAGGTATGGTGATGTTTGGCAGCTAGGCCGGCACCTGTTAATGTGTGGTGACTCCACGATCCTAAAAGATGTTCAGCAGCTAATAGGGGGAGATAAAGCTGCGCTGGTAGTTACGGACCCGCCATACAATGTCGCCTTTAAAAGTGATTCAGTACGACTTGCTTCAGACGGCCGGGCAAGTATTATGAATGACGATATGCCCGCGGAGCAGTTCGTGGGCTTTTTACATTCCGTGTTTTCAAATTATGCTGCAGTTATGGATCCTAAAGCGGGCATTTATGTATTTCATCCATCTTCTTATCAGCGTGAGTTTGAAGATACGATGAATGATGCCGGTATTGTGGTCCGTACTCAATGTATATGGGTCAAAAATGCATTTTCATTTGGATTTGCTCAGTATAAGTACAAGCATGAGCCTGTATTTTATGCTCATTTAAAGGGGAATGCGCCGGCCTGGTATGGTGATCGAAAGCAGACGACGGTTTGGAAGGCCGGACTGCCAGTTGAGCAGCCCGAGCCGGAAACGATTTGGGAAGTATCCAGGGGAGACGTAACGAAGTATGTTCATCCTACACAAAAGCCACTCGAGCTCCTTGCAATTCCGATCGGGAATAGTAGTAGGCAGGGAGAGATTGTTTTGGACCTGTTTGGTGGAAGTGGCTCTACGCTTATGACCTGTGAGCAAATGAACCGGGTATGCAGAACGATGGAGCTGGACCCCATATTCTGTGAAGTGATAAAAAAGAGGTTTCAGGAATCGACTGGCTGCGAGCCGGTACTTCTTTACAGAGCCGGCGTCGTTGCATAAATATAAATAGAGGGCGCGTCAACGCCCTCCAGACCACCGGAATACTCCCGGTGAGATCATGTAAGCCGTGGCCACGGTATCGAACGCATGATCTCATATCCATTTTAACGGATGTTGGGAGTGTTCGCAATTGTCAGTTGAAAATACGAACAGAGAAAAAGAAGAATTGCTACTTCAACATGAGATTGATGTAATACAAGGTATCCTAGAATCCAAGTCCAAGTACCGGAAAATCGTGCAGGCTGGGATTGCTCGTTGGGTGAAGGACTTTCAAGATGGCCGGATTGAGGTTAAGACTGTTGAGGATTTAAAGAAGCTTATTGAAATGGACTTGGAGCTCCAAAAGAATGATATATAACTTTCACTTTGTAGTGGGGGTGGGTGATATGTAACGTGGCCAGAGAACGTAGCCCTGATCGTGATAAGGCAAAACAAATGTGGCTGGATAGTAACGGTTCGAAAAAGCTAAAGGACATCGCTGCTGCCCTTGGTTTAGGTGAGACACAGATCCGGAAGTGGAAGTCCCAGGACAAATGGGCAGATGCCCTAAAAGGTAACGTTACTAATCAAAAGAAAGGTAACGTTACTAAAAGAATAGGGGCTCCTTTAGGTAACAAAAATGCGCTTGGTAACAAAGGCGGGGCACCTAAGGGAAACCAGAACGCAAAGGGTAACCGCGGCGGTCATGGCGGTCCATTCAGAAATAAGAAAGCACTTAAAACAGGTGAATATGAAACAATCTGGCTGGACGCTCTCGAAGATGATGAGCGTCTTTTGTATGAGCTGATTGATACGGATCCAATAGTACAAGTTGATGAAGGTATTAAACTGGCTTCTGTTCGTGAAAGAAGAATGCTGCTTCGAATACAACGGCTAACCAATGGACTTACCGAGAAAGGCCGCAGAGTACTTCAGGAACGAAAAGCAATTAAGGACCCGGTCTCGATTCACGATGAGAAGACGGGAAAAACCACGGTTGTTACCCGGGAACGCTTTGAACTCATTGTTACTGAGATCGAGGAGAATGAAGCCCGACTCATTGATGACATTTTGGCGCATGAAGAAGCGTTAACCCGGGTTCAAGATAAAAAAGCAAAATGGATCGATCTAAAGCATCGTATGGAGACAGTTGATGAAGAAAAGCTAATCCGAATTGAAAAACTGAAATTTGAATTAAGGATGTTGCAGGGTGGTGGTGACAGTGAAGGTAGCGATGATGGGTTTGTAGAGGCGCTGAGAGGAAAAGCAGCGGAGGTGTGGGCCGATGAAGGCCAAACGTAAGCCTGCCACGTTTCGCTGGTCTCCTTTTTCCAACAAACAGATAAAAGTTCTTACTTGGTGGATGGAAGAGAGCCCGCACCATGAGAAAGATGCCCTTATAGCGGATGGATCGGTCCGGGCTGGTAAAACAGTCGCTATGTCGTTTAGCTATATTGTGTGGGCCACAGAAACATTCAACGGTGAACAATTTGGCATGGCCGGCAAGACAATCGGTGCGCTGCGGCGGAACGTGGTGGGGCCACTTAAGCGTATGCTAACAAGCCGGGGATACCGGGTCCATGATAATTTAACCGAGAATGTCTTGACCATTAGCCGCGGACTCATTACGAATTACTTCTTTTTATTTGGTGGTAAGGACGAACGCTCCCAGGATTTAATCCAAGGGATTACGCTTGCTGGTATGTTTTTTGATGAGGTTGCTTTGATGCCTCAATCTTTTGTTAACCAGGCAACGGCAAGGTGTAGTGTTGAGGGGCGGAAGTTTTGGTTTAACTGTAACCCCGCGGGGCCTTATCACTGGTTTAAAGTAGAGTGGCTTGATCAGATTGAGCGAAAAAATGCGTTGCACCTTCATTTCACGATGGATGATAACCTGTCCCTATCAGAGAAAATCAAAGAAGGCTACCGACGCATGTACAGCGGGATTTTTTATAAGCGTTACATCCTTGGTTTATGGGTTCTTGCTGAGGGTGTTATTTATGACATGTTCAATGAATCCATTCACCGTGTTCCTTCTCAGAAAATGCCGCAATCCTTCGAGCATTACTATGTCGGCGTGGACTACGGGAACACGAACGCTACTGTTTTTCTCTTGGTCGGTGAGCACGCCGGTAAGCTGTATGTAATCAAGGAGTATTATCACGATGGAAGAACAGCCATGGTTCAGAAGGCGCCGTCTGAATATGCTCGAGACTTTATATCGTTTATAGCTGATGTGGCTGTAAGCAAGATATTTATTGATCCTTCAGCTAAAGGATTTATTACTGAGCTTAAGAAAGCCGGAGTCCGGTATATTGCGGAAGCAGATAATGAAGTGCTTGCAGGAATATCTGCAGTGGCCTCTGCGCTGTCAGAGAAGTTATTGTTCATTGCAAACAGCTGTCTGAATACATTGAAGGAGTTCAGCAGCTATGTGTGGGATATAAAGGCACAGGACCGGGGGGAAGACAAGCCCTTAAAGCAGCATGACCACGCTATGGACGCTTTAAGATATGTCGTCTATATGCTGTTTGGGAAAATTACTAAACCTGTGGGATACGGTATTCAGGCCGATATTACATCAGTATTTGACTAGAAGGAGGTGAAACATTGGCTGGAAGAATTAACAAGGTAGTAACAATGGTTTTAGATTTCTTCGGAAAATCTCAGCAAGCTGAAATAGAACCGGAACGTACACCAGTTGCATCGTATGCGGAATCACCCAGTCTGTATATCTTTGATCAATTCAAAGTTGCCACGGACCGAATAGCCACCATTCGAGAAGTGAATAATCTGGTGAAATTGGACCTTCGTTTTAAGACAACAAATAACCGGATGGCCGCTGATGCGGTGCGCGGTGGGTTTCGCATTGTGGTTTCGGGTAGTGATGCCGATCGTGCTCGGTTGAAACAAAAGGGGAAAACGTTGAAACGATTGACGCCTGGAGCAAACATTGCTCAGCAAGTGGTAGATGATTTTCTAAACCGGACCAAATTGCAGGCCAAATCGAGAGAACACGCCCGGGTATTGATCCGGGATGGTGACATATTTTTAAACCCGGTTGTTGACCTCTTAAGTGGGATAATACTGGATATCCGCAGGGCACCAGCCCTTACCATTAAACGAAACAGCAATGAGTATGGTCAGTTTCCAGACATCGAGCGTGCCTTCTCACAAATCGATCCTAGGACGCAGATAAACTCACTACTTGAGATTGGTCCACCGAGCATGTCCCGAACGGACTTTGCGCTGTTTCAGATGAATCATATTCGATGGCTTGAAGAAGAGACCGAGATGTACGGTACAAGTCATTATGCAAGTGCCCGGGCCACCTACAAGATTCTGAACAAAATGGAGATTGCTTCTGCAGTTCGTCGGGAGTTTCGTAGCGTGCAGAAGTTTAATCACAAGCTGCCGGAAGGGACGCAGGAAAGGGATGCCATCGAGTATATGCGCCTTGTAGGCCTGATTGATAAAAATGGGAATCCTACTCGGAACGCCCATTTACTTTCAGATTTTGTAGGCACGGCCGACGTGAAGGTTCTGAATGGCGATGAAAACTTAGATCAAATGGATGACATTAAGTACTTCGAGGATTTGCTTTGGTTGAATTTAGGTGTCCCGAAAGCCATTCTGACAGCTGGCCAAGACATCAATCGTGACATCCTTAAGGTCCAGTATCCTCATTATCTCGAAACGTTGGAAGATATTACGGACCTTTTGGAATATGGCGATACCGGGCAATTCTCCGGCTACCGGGCCATTGTGGACTTGCAGCTTCTTCTAGCCGGCATCAATCCCGATTCCATCTCTTATGATATTGTCTGGAGTGATAAGAGTGGTGAAACGCCAGCTGAGCGGTTGGACAGAGTGCAAATAGCTCTAGGCGCTGGTGGTGGCGTAAAGGTTATCACGTTGGAAAAAGGCATACAAGAAATTGCGAAAGACTTTGATATCGAAGATCCTGCTGAGATGGCTGCACAGCTTGAGGAAGAAGAACGCCAGAAGCAGGCGGATTTGGTGCAACATTCAGCAATAAATAAAAAACCTGAAAACCGATCACAAGCGGTAACCGATGTAGTACTGGAAGATAGGCCGGAATTTGAAGATATTGAAGTGGAAGCGAGGTCAGCTGTATCTCGTTTTTTTAATGCCGTTTATCAAAGGATGGTGAATGTAACAGATGAAGATGCGGCACTAATTGATGCTGAGGATCAGGATGATGCGCCCGTCAACATGAATGAAATTGAGAAATCGTTTGATGAGGCCTGGAGCACCGAGGAGGAAAGTTATCAAAAGGCTATTGTAAAAAGCATGACACAAACAGGAGTAATGGGTGCAGAACGGGCTGTTCAACTTGTTATGGATTTTAATAAGGGCGCCGCAGTTGATCCGACTGGTCCGCAAATGGGCGTTGGTGTCAAGATGAAGATCGTCAAAAAGGACATTTACGAAGACCTACTCGAAGCATCAGGCGAGCGCATAAAAGGTATCAAGGAAACAACACGGCTAAAAATCCAGTCATTGTCAGCAAAAGCATATGAGGAAAATCTAGGGTGGAAGGCACTCATGATCCAGCTCAAACCGGTTATTCAAGATGAGATCAGGGCAGAAATGATTGCCCGGACTGAGCTCTCCTGGGCATACAATCGGAGTGCAAAGCGGATCTATATTGATGCTGGTTTTGAAAAAGTAAGATGGTCCACGGTGCTTGATCAAAGAACATGCCCAACATGTAGAAGCAGACATGGTATCGTGTATCCGATCGATGACCATCCAGGCATTCCGGCACACCCTCGCTGCCGCTGCACATTGCTTCCGGATTAATACAAGACCTAAAGGGCGGTGATTGATACAACTATCAGACTGTAAAATGAAGATATGAAAGGAGGGCTCAAGTGAACTGGCCCAAGTATAAACATAAACTAAATCTGCAGCTTTTCGGAGGCATTGGCTTTACTGCTGGGGATGGCCCGGTAAACGATGCTCTATCCGATGATCCCAAAATGAAGCAGATCCTTGATGCGACTTCCGCCATTGAACTGCTTGCCGTTAAAAAACAACTCGCCAATGACACTTTAACCGAGGTGGACCGCCGTATTTATTACGAGGCCATTGAAGCCAAGTGCCGGACTGAGTTTGGGTATTATGATGTTGAGCACGCGGCCAAGCAGGAGGCGAAAGAGGTGAGACCGCCGGTTGGATTTACCGCGACGAATGCAACTATAACCGTCACGACTGACTCCATCGATCCAAGATTCGCCGTAGTCATTGATGCTGCGGGAGAATCACAGGATATCTGCTTATCCCAGGCAGTTATCATTGCAGATGCCGGAGGCCAGCCGTCTGGATGGTATAAGCAGCCCGTTTCCCGTGTCGACGCCATTAACGGCAATAATCGCATTTATCCGAGGTCGGTTTACCAACCTGCACTCGATGCAATTAAGCAAGCAGGCTTCCCGTATGCCGGAGAGCACCCGCATCCGCCCACAATGAAGGGTTTGGATGGACGGGTGCTTTTTGATTCCAAGGTGCCAAATCAGGCCGTCAAGTTCCGCAATGCTGATATTGATGCTGCAGGGGTCGTGTGGGCGGAGTACAAACCGCTTGATACCGATATGGGCAAGCAGGTAAAGGCAATGCTGGATGCTGGGCTGCCCATTGGTTTTAGTAATCGGATGACAGGTAATATGGTGCCGGCTACCGTGGACGGACGAAATGTCAGTGTGTCGAAGTCATTGAATCTGTATACCTGGGATGTCGTGCTTAACCCAGCCGAGCCTGATGCTTTTACAAAGCCGCTGCCGCTGACGGATTCAGCGGTTACTGAAATTTTAGATTCTATCCAAAAGGGAGATGATCCGAAGATGAATTTTTTGACTATGACGATTGAACAACTGAAAGCATGGAAAGCAGGCAATGCCGGGCACGCAGAAATGGCAATGTGTGATTCGGCTATCGCTGCAAAGGAAAACGAGCAAGCTTTGAAAGATGAACTCGAAACGATGCGCCGCAAGGAAGAAGAACGTCAACGCGCTGAAGAAGCTGCTGAAAATAAACGTAAGGCTCAGGCGGCACTAGCCGATGCCGTCAATTCCCTTCCATACGATGCCAACGTGAAGGCAGCAATCCTTAAAAAAGGCGAGGCAATCACTGATTCCGCAACCGTTGAGCACTTTATCGAAGGTGAGAAAGCAATCGTTGACGCCTACGCCGTTGGAACAAAGTTGGGCCAACTTGGGGTAAACACAAACAAAGGAGGCCAAGCAACTGTGCTGGATACGAGCATTGAAGTGACAGGTAATCCGCAGCCGTGGAAGCCAATCGTCGATAACCTGCAGGCGGCATTCGATGATCGAAACCGCTCGCTGGATACAAACTTCCGAGTTGACCCTAAGCTTCGCGAAGCCAACAAAGGCATTGTTGATCGTCTGATGGCGAAAATGGAGCGCGAGAACAACGAAGAGTACTCCAAATTTATGAAGTCCCTCACTGACTCTGCTCAATCTATTCAAGATGGCGTCATTACAGATTCAGCGATGTCTTCCACTGGTGATTTCGCTCAAGCGCCTGCTATTTCTTTGGCATTCATGTACCAAGTATGGCAAGACCTTAAATTCTTGCAATTGGTAATGGCCGAGTCCTTCAGCGGAACGACATTCAAAATCCCAGTTGAATTCCAATCCTACGATTTGTATACGCAGGATGACTTTGTTGTCGGTGAATTTGAAGGCATCCCTACAGAAGGCGTTGAAACTCGCCTGCTCGAATTCGGAGCTGAATGGTTGAAACGGGGCACCTTGGTTTCCAAAGAATCTCAAATCGAAATGCAAAAAGGCCCCTTTAATTATGACGTTGTTGCCCGCAATTTAGCGAACCTTGCTATGCGTTATAGCCGCGTAATGGACCAGCGTTTAAGCCTTGAAATGCTGCACGTTTCCGATGAATATGAAGCTAAAGCGGTAACGGCTGAGGCTGTGGCCGCTACGGAAATGACAGCTGGAGCGTCGGCCGGCCTTCCATCCGGTAACAATGTTGCTTGGGTAGTTAGTTTGTTATGTGGTTATACAACAGGTGCTATTGGGAAAACAGTTCCGCCGATTGTTCGACCTCGAAAAAATGTGTGGTTGGACCCATTCGGCCGCAGGCAATCCGCTGTAATCAATGACTTTGTTGTCAAGAAAGGGGCGACCACTCTCACACGGGGTACCTGGGATCCGATCTCCGGCAAAGTGAACAACGGTGACTACGCCGTGGATTGGGAAGAAAGCAAAGTGTATTTCACAGCTGCTTCCGGTGTAGACAACAACACGAATAAACCAACAATTCAAAATTACTCCTATGCTACCAACGTTAACTTCTTTGATCTGACGGTACCTTTGGCGTTGACTGACAAGCCAGCACAATATTACAACCGGTTGTTGGAGCGCTTTGATCTTCAAAAGGCATATATGGGTTCTGCTCCGCGCTATGTGACGCCTGACTTTGCTATTGGCTCGCTCAATGCGATGGTGAACATCAAGAATGCGGAGTTGTTCTACAAATGGGCTTCCCCAGAAGGAACGAGCTTCTTGAAAGGAGATATGTGGTTTGCAACTCGTGCTGGCCTGCAGCTGGGTGAAATTAACGCTCCTTGGGCAGCTCGAGATAAACGCATTCTGATTGGCAAAACCAATGCAACTCGCTACGGCGTGGGCTCTCCTTTGCAGATTGAAGGGCCAGAGCCGTATTTTGATCCTGGTACTCAAAAAATCACATCTGCTAAACAATACTATGCGACGCAGCAATCCGTCATTGCGACACCTCTTGTAATTGATGGGACTGGCAAGCAGTACAATCCTCCTTACCGCACAATCAAATACTATAACTCTTAAGAAGGGGCTGGTGAATATCTATGGGAATCAAAGTGAACAACGGACACTCTTTTTTACATCCTGCATCCGGGCTGATTATTGGCCCGGGTGATGTCTATCATGATGGTGATGATGAGCAAACGGTTGAGGAGAGCCTATCTCCTTCACCACTTTCTGTTGAAGAATTCAAAGCACTATCTGCACAAGAGCAGAAAGATTTGCTTTTGAGTATGGAAATTGAAGCCGGCTCTAACGAGCCTCAACGCATCGAACAATACACTGACTGGTTGAATGCTCAAGCGAATGCTGGGCGCACTTCTTAGGAACTGAAAGGGGGCTGCGGCTGATGAACATTGCAACCCTACTTACGGCAATACGAACAGAAATTGGGGATAAGGAAGAACCCTATCGATATGATGAGATGGCGCTTTTGGAGTTTATCCAAGGCGCCATTTCTGATTATTCCCAGTATCGTCCCCGGCGGAAACGCGGCTCTATTACATTAAGGGAAGATTCGTTGGAATATCAGATGCCGGATGATTATCAGGTATGGGTTAGCGGTCTGGAGAACTACGAGGTACTAGATAGTATGCTGTACCTCGATGTATATCCTAGGTCACCGATTATACTCACCTTTGTTTATCTGGCGAATCATGATGTGTCGAGTCTGCCAGAGAGCTCTCTTTCCCTTATCGTCGATTACTGTATGTGGAAGCTGCTATCTGATGCTACTCGGGAAGGATCCGAAATCAGTGAATTGAAGCTTGGTAAAGGACTCGATATCAAATTCGATAACTTCGATCAGATCAGCAAGCTTGCTGAAACCCGGTACAGCAGTTATCTGTCTGCCGTTAAAAAGACGATCGGTGGTGGTACCTGATGGATGCAGCAAAACTGGCCGAGAAGGTAAAAAGGGTACTTCAGAAACAGATCAGAGCAAAAGGGTATGAAGCGGAAGCTTTGCTGCTAACTCCAATTGAGAAGAACCTTAGAAAATTGAACATAACGGATACCGGAGAGAATACACCGGAGCCGCACTCTGAAAACATCAAAATTGTGGTTACTTCTCATGGGATTAAAGAAAATTCTACCGAGCTCGGAGATAATCCTGATGAAATCCTTGAATTTATCGTTATTGAAGATGGGTCTGAATCTGAATTGAAAAAGGTGGAGGAAGATCGTATCCTGATCTATCTCGGAAAAAAATATATTGTGGAGCTTGTGAGCCCGGCAACGCTCGCCGGGCAATTAATTATAAAGGAAGTGACAGCAAAGGCGGTGAGGTAATTGAGTGAATTTGATGCCCTGTTAAGAGCCTTACAGAGCATTCCAGGTGCTGCGGATAATGGAATCAAGAAAGGGCTAAAACGCGCGGCTGTTATCGTCATGGGGAGGGCCAAGAACAAATTAGGGACATATCAAGGGAGTTCGGGCTCTTTTAATGCCTGGGCAAAACTGAATCCAGAAACAGTACGTAAAAAACATCTTTCTAAATCAGGCAGCGGCCGGTTATCTAAGGCTGGCAAGGCCTACTTACAAAAACATTCGTCCTGGGGAACTGGCACCAATGATGATGCTCCACTTGTTGATACCGGCCACTTAAGGCAGGCCATAACGACAGATTACAGTGATTTGGATAGTCATCGTGTTGCCTATGTTGGTGTTGCTGCGGGTAGGAATACTGCCGGAAAAGGAAGCCCGTCAGATTATGCTGCAAAACATGAATTCGGTGATGTTTCGAGAAGGATTCCTGCCCGACCGTACCTTCGACCTGCTTTAGAAGAATCGAGGGCTCAAATCAAGGAGGAGGTTTCTAAAGCGCTAGTTCAAGAGTTAAGAGGATTGGGGCGTGGAGGTCTTTGAGAGATCCGTTGGTATCGGTTTATCAATCCTTGTACGCTGCTATCACGCATGTCCATGGATCAGACTTTATGATTTACGACGGTACACCAGACCCGAGCGAATTTTTCAAGAAGCTCCCGGCCGCTCATATTATTTACGTAAGTGGTACGGCCGAGAAAGCGCTGATGCGTGAATATGAGCCTCATGGACTGATCGATAACGGTGACGGGACTTTCACGGTCGGAACGGAATCATGTCGGTTTGATTATTTGATTCAGGTTTCCTTTTTTGGTATTAAGCCCGGTATTGCCCAACAACTTTCCACTAGGTTTTTGGCATTTGTTGAAATGGATAACGAGCTGCTTATTCCTGATGATAAGTGGGGCGAAATCATGCAGGTATTTATTACCGGCCCTCCAACACCACCGCGGGGGGAACCGGACCTTTACCAATGCGATGCAACGTACCGCTGCCGCGGGAAACTCATTACTGAAGAAGAAGTAGCGAAGATTGATATCACTAATTTGAAATTCAAAATACGATAAGGAGCTGATTCCCCTTGACTATTATTCGTGGGGCAACGTCCCTAACCGGATTACCTCCGGGCCTATATATCAATGAACTTGCGGTTCCGCAATCGGATGAAGTGGCCACCAGCGATTTTGTCCTTGGATTTGTGGGCGATTTTGACCGTGGCCCTGTTAATCAATATGTCATGATCAATGAAATCCCAACCAAACGATTGGCTGAAATTGCAGAACCTGTCCTTGGGGCAACGACGAAATCTAATGCCGGCAATGCGCTGCTTGATCATCTGGACCGTGCGAAAGTGAAGAGGGCTGTTTTCGTCCGGGTGCTTGGGGCAGGATATGCCGCAGCATCGATTACCTTGCAGGATAGGCAGGGAACGCCGGCCGACACGCTGAAGGTTGCCGCGAGATATCCGGGAACCTACGGTAATGTTTTCACTTGTCAGGTAGCAGCAGGGACGAATGCCAATACATTCAAGATGATTTTGGTATCTGATTTCGGCACAGAAACATACGACAATCTTTCAATGGACCCCGATGATGGCCGCTACGCTCCAACACTGATCAATGGTCTGAGCGCTCACTTTTATCTTACTGATCTTAATTCAACTGCATCCACACGGCTGCTCGCGCAACCAGCTGTGAAGGCGCAGTCGCAATTGGCTGGCGGCAGCAATGGAGCTGCATTGACTGACGCTGACCGGATCGGTTCTATTGATTCCGGAACCGGCGCGAGAACCGGGCTGAAATTACTCGAGCTGGTTGGCAATATCGTTACGGATGTGGCCTTCGCCGATTACAGCAGTGCAACGGCTGACGCGGCACTAGCTGCTTTTGGTTTGAAGTATAACACGATGACTTACTGCGGCATCGGTTCGGCAACGACCGTCGCAACAGCAATCACAGCCCGGTCCAGCTACGACAGTGATTTTATGCAAATGGTGTTTGGCCGCTACCAGTCCGTTGGATCTCAATGGACTTCGGGCGCATGCTTATCGGCCATTGTGCACGCTATCGGGAATGTTGAGGATTCCGGTATTGCCGTGGAATGCACATGGGTTTCAGGCACAGATAAAGGTTTGGATTTTGATGACTTTACCAACCTGTACACGAATCAAATTGCGGCTTTCCAGTTAAAACCTTCTGCTGCAGGTGATGGAACGATGGCGTGGAGATTGGCAAACGACTATACCCTTGCAAAGACGGATGTTTCCGGCGCCGTTATTAGCGATGACGAAAACCGGAAAGTAAATAAGCGCCGGCTGAATAGCTGGATTGAAAAGTCTCTCGAGTCCGTGGCTGCACCGTGGCAAGGTAAGGCTATGACCAAGAAGATGAAGGACGACGCGGAACGCCGGGTCCGGACTTATTTTGACCTACTCAAAAGCCCGACGAATCCGCTGGTATCTTCTAAATTCGAAGATTATTCAGTTACCTTCAATTCGGCGGCCCAATCGATTGACCAGTTTGTTCAGGATATCAAAGTGAAGCACTATAACACCGCTGAATGGATTCTCTTGAATTTCCAAGGCGGCACGAATGTGGAGGTGGGCTAGTTGATTAAATTAAACCTTCAGACGTTTGCACAAGACGGATTGCTCGGTAAAAAGCTGATCATCGCATTGACTGATGAGAACGGTGCCGCTTTAGAAAAGACGCCCGAAATCCTGAAATGGTCAGTCGAGGAGATTACCAGTGAGGAGAAAAAGAACCCTATCGGGGAAGAGACTGAATACCGTCAGGTGCTTCAGAACGGTTGGAAAGGCACATTAGAGGGCCAAGCGGTTAACACAGCCTACGATGACATTGTAGACAAGAAAATCGCTCACCAGGAGGAAAAAGGGGGGACCCTCAAATTCATCATATTTACAACAGAGACTTACAAGGACGGCACCGTCCGGAAATATAAATACTCTGGGGTAACGTTCGATGGCTATAAGCGATCGGCGGACGGAAATAACAAACCTGTAACAAATAATATCAACTGGCAGGCTGAGCGCCGGGACAAACAATAAGGAGGAGGAATATTCATGGAGATTACACTTTCGACAGGTAAAAGGGTTGGGGTAAGAGAGAAAAAAGGGCAACATCACTTTATTGAGCGTAGGCTTATGGCTACGTCGATGGGTGAAGGAGGACAAAATCTAGGCGCCTTCATGGGAATAGTTACTATTGCAGCTATCGTATCGATCGAAAGCATTGATGGAGAAAAAGTAAGCACTCCCGTTAATGAGTCCGAAATTTATGAACTCATGGATCGTTTTACGTATGAAGAATGGGCAGAATTCGAAATGAAAATCCGGACACCTGAAGACAAAACAAAACTAGAGGAAGCTGCAAAAAACTTGCTGAACAGTCCTGGTTCCGCAAACGCGTAGAACTTGCGCTTGCATCCGGGGCTGGTATATCATTCACCGAATCTTTAGGTTTTGATGAAGTAGAGACTTTGGCGGCAATCCTTGTAGTTAACGAATGGAACGAACATATTAATTCCTCCGAATGATCGGAGGGCTTCCTGAGCTTGGGAAATGCTGTTCCTCTGCTCAGGAAGCAGTTGCAGGAGGCCATCACATTTGATGGTCTTTTTTATTTTCCAGAAAGAAGGGGGCGGATAGGATGAGTTCCATTCTGGACTTGGCAATCAGCATTAGTTTAGCGGACCATATTTCATCTGGTGTCAAGGGGATTATTGGTCAATTCAAGCTTATGGAAAGAGCTACCGACGATGCCAAAAAGAAAATGGAAGGCTTTAAGAACATGGCGTTTGTCGGAGCTGGTGTTGGAGCTGCGGGGGCGCTTGCATTTGGCGGAATCACAAGTGCAATTAAATCTTCGGCCGAAGCAGCGATGGAATTTGAAAGTGTCATGACCAATGTGAAAATGGCCGCATTTGGGAAGGACTTACTTGATTCATCCAAGGCTGCTGAAGTGAAGCAGACGCTGGATGACCTGACAACTGGTTTCGAGAAACTGGGGGTTGCTACAAAGTTCAGTGATAAGGCAGCTGCCGAAACTGCCCTCGGGATGTTAAGGGGCGGTATCGATAAAAACTTTATCCTTGGGGATAAGGATGCCAAAGGAAATTATAACTATTCCGGCCTTACCGCCGCTATGTATTCAGCTCAATTGGGTGATGTAGACCCGCAAGCAGCCGGTGACTTTATTGCTAAACAGAAGGCTGCTTTCAACATGAACGGAGACAGGACCCTTAAGGCCGTAGATTTCTATGCGAAGACAGCAGCTGCTTCCACAATGGATATGAAGAGCCTTATTCCCGGCATGCTGACTGCATCCGGTGTCGCAGGAACTCTTGGCATGACGCCAGAGGATACAGCGTTGCTCGTCGCTTCAACTGGCACCTATACCAAGGACGGCGGCTCAGCGGGGACATTTACCAAGGACTTCCTCGACCGCCTGATTCCTCACACCAAAAAACAAATTGAGGCTATGCATGAATTGGGTTGGTTAAAGCAAGATGGAAGCAGCATATTCTTCGATGATGGCGGCAAGATTAAAGGCTCGGACTTCTTATTCAGCACTCTACAAGAAACATCTAAGAAATTCCGACCGGACCAATTTCAAAACATGATGAGTAAGGTCTTCCTTGAGCAGGGTAAAAACACGGCCCTTGCTCTTGCAAATGGCAGCCAGGTATACGCGGATATTAAGGGTAATGTGGGTAATCAGCTTGATATGTACCAACAGGTTGAGATCCAAATGAAGGGCACCAAAAATATGATGGAGTCTTTAGCCGAGACATGGAGCATTGTAAAACGAGTTTTTGGTGACCCGTTCTTGGAGCCGATAAAGGTTGGTCTTGCGGCCTTCAGCAAAATTCTTGGAGATAGCCTAATCCCATGGGCGAAGGCCCATCCTCAAATCATTCAGACAGTTGCGGCCATTGCATTAGGTGTCAGTGCGTTCCTTGCTATTGGGGGAGCAATTATGGTCGGTGTGGCGGCATTTGGAGCTATTTCGACTGCGATGGCAGGCGTCGGTATCGGCCTGGGAACCGTAGCATTACTGAGTGGAGGTATTGTTGTCGGGATCGCAGCGGTGGCCGGAGCAGCTTACCTGATTTATAAAAACTGGGGTCCGATCAGTGCTTATGCTAAGAATGTGTGGGATCAGGTTAAAAGTGTGACTTTGTCAGTATGGAACGCAATTAAACCTACGGTCATGGGAACTGTCAGTGAAATTTGGAATTCGATTCACTCCGCTTTCAACTCTGTTAAAAGTTACTTCCTTCAGATTTGGCCTGACATTAAGAACATCTTTGCTATATATGGGCCGATTATAGTCACCTTGGTTTCATTCCACTTTAATACAATGTGGACGGTTATTAAGACAGTGAGTACCATTATTTGGTCCACCATGAAATACACCTGGACAATGATTAAGGTGGAGTTAGAGGTTGCTTGGACGCTGATGAAGGACTTTATAAAGTTATGGTGGGACTATGTATCCGGCACCTTCAAAATCGCCCTTAAAATACTCCAAGGTGATTGGTCTGGTGCTTGGCAGGCGATGAAGGATCTATTTTCAACGTTATGGAACGATGTGAAAAAAATCTTTGGAGATGGATGGGACGGTATAAAGGAAATCGCATCTACTTGGAAAGCAGCTGCAGGCGAGTGGGGAAAAAATATCGTTGAGGGTATTATCGGTGGTATTAAGGGTTATTGGGGAAATTTAAAAGATACGATGGGCGAGTTATGGGACGAATATATTAAAAGTCCATTCATGAAAAAAGGGGATATCAACTCTCCATCGCGTGAAATGATGAAACAAGGAAACTATGTCACACAAGGGTTGGCACTCGGTATTTTAGGTCAGGCCGGCTTAGTTAAGAATGCATCAGAATCGTTATTTGATGTAGCCAAGCCAGGAGGAGTTGACGATGGAGGCATCAGTGTAAATCGACCTGTCGCAAGCGGAGGCAGTTCAGTTGTTGTCCAAGGCCCCTTGATCGGAGAGGTGCATCAACAGGCCGGGGAGCAATCGCAAGACTTTGCTGAGCGTGTTGCTGATTTGGCGGTACGGAAGATGAACGCTCTCTCCCAAAGAGCAAACCTGACGATCGGATCCCGGGGCGTCCAAAGGGGGTACTGATGTATGCGTATTGCCTTAGGTGATTTTGAATTCCGAGATTTCGAGAAGCCGAACAGTATTCTCCGTGGTGGTGAGCAAATGTTGGCTGTCCGCCAGTTTCCAGGAGGAAATGTTTCTATTCAGAATATGGGCCCCGGGTATCGTCCCATTAGTTGGAGCGGAATGTTTATTGGGAACGACGCCTACGATCGCATGATGGTTGTAGGACTGATGCGAACTGCTGGAGCTGCCGTTGAATTCACTACAGATAAATTTTCGTTTCCTGTTGTCATTAAAGAGTTCCTGCCTGATTACAAAAGCGATTTAAGAATACCATTCGCTATTACCCTGATCCATATTGTAGATCAACGAGCGAATTCCTCATTGCTGATAGATGCCATTGATAAAGCAGCTGATTCATACGAATCTGAGAACCCGGCAGAGTCTCAGGGGAAAACATATGTTGTTCAGGAAGGGGACAGCTTATGGCGAATCGCAATGACTCAAACGGAATCCAAAGACCCCAATCATTGGGAGCAGATTTATCAGGATAATGCAGATGTCTTAACAGATGGGCCAAATGTATTGAGCCCGGGGATGGAGTTGAAGATAAATGTTTAATGATTCTTTAGCCCCTCGATCTGGCCCCTTGCGTCCAACAGGCAAACCAATTGTCAACATCTCCATTAACGGAACAGCTGTAACGGATTGGAAACAGTTTAGGGTAGATTTGAATGGGCTTGGTGCTATTGATACTTTCGATATTACACTCCCCTGGGAAGTAACAGATTCACCGCGGGATAGCCTCTTATATAGCGGCTCAACTTCTTCATCGGATCTTGTCACTGGATCGGCAGAAGTATTAATTCAGGCTGGTTTTGAAGGAGAGGGGGAGCTGGTCAATCTTATTGAAGGCGCCATGGACCATTCGGCATGGGATTTCTCAAAACAGGATGGAGAGATTGTTACCCTGACAGGGCGTTCCTATGCGGCACGTCCATTTGACTATAAAGAATCGGCAAAATGGCAGAACATGACCAGTACAGCCGCCTTCAAGGAGATCGCTTTATCCCATGGCCTGACTCCCATTGTCCCCGTAGAAACAACAAAACTGGTTGGAGAATATACGAATGAGGACCATGCTAATATCACCCGCGAAGTCTCACACTGGGACTTCGTTTTGTATTTAGCACAGAACGAGGAATTCACGACACGGGTTAAGGGGAAAGAATGGTTTTTCGGCCCTAATGAGGAACTTGATGGTTTTTCGGATGATCCTATCATTTTTTCTTGGGGCCATAACATTGATGAACCCTTTCGGATAGAGAGAGCCCCCAATGCAGCACGAAATTTGACTGTACAAGTGATCTCATGGGCTCCTGGGAAAAAGAAAGGCGGGCGCCGGATTATCGAGAATGCAACCTTATCTGGAGGCAGTAACGGCCATAAATATGTGATGCGGTACTATTATCCGAATCGAACCCGGGACCAATGTCAGCAGCTTGCCCGAGGAATCTTAGCTGAGATTTCCAAGAACCAGCTGTATGGATCCTTCTCAACCGACTGGTTTCAGGATCTATCAAACGAACGCCGAATTGAGCTGCAGGGTATCGGTAAGGGGCTAAGCGGTAAATACTTCGTGCCTAAGATTTCAATAACTGGTTCTAAAGAACAAGGGCTGCGTGTTGAAGTGAGCTTTACAAATCTGCCTTTGGAAGAGGGAGGGACATACGGTTGAGCTCTTTTTCGGATCAAAGAAGGACCATTGAGGATATGTTGCCGCAGTCGCCCATCGTTTTTGCGACGATAGCCGCCGTGGACCCCGGTAATCGAATGTTAAAGATCATGATCGAGCCATGGGGAACGGAATCAGGATGGTGCAAAGTTTTAAAGGATACGTTCTATCCTATACCTTTTCATCTGATTGGGGGTACAACTTATACCCACGAACCGCAATGGCCGTATAAGGTTGATCAGGAGGTGTTGGCTGCCGTAGTCAGGGGAGCACAAGGAACGGAGCAGTATGTCGTTTTAGGTTTGCTTGATGAGGGGCTGGTGAGCGAGCAATGAACTATGGGTCAGACTTCTTGATTATCGATGGAGATATTGTTTGGGAGGGGGATAATTTAGCCACTATTAGCGGTGAGGATAACGTGAAGCAGCAAGCTGAGCTCAGAATGCTGGCCGATCTTGGTGAGAGCATCTTTTTTAAGGAATACGGCGGAAAACTGTTCACCCACCTAGGCAAAACTTATTCGATAGAGCAGAAGCAGGCTGCCGAATCAGAGGCACGATCAGTCTTGCTTAAGGTAGGTAACGCTAATGGGCAAGGGTGGATTGAGAAGGTTCTGGAGTGCAGCATTACTCCTGTTAAAGGTCAAAAAGCATTTAGGTTATTTGCTCGGTACGTCCTCCGAGGAGATACCAAGGTGCAGGACTTCAACATTAGATTGGAGGTGTAGAGTGAGTGATCCAATTTCCATCGAAGGATGAGATTACACAGGTATTGGTGACGAACCTTTTGGGATCCGGTAAAACCATTTCCGATTTGCCTAATCAGTGGGTGATAAAGAGCCTAATCATCGGGCTCCGGGAAGCCATTTATATGTTCATTGTTACTCTCAAGTTGGTATATGACCAGTTAACTGCTACGAGGGCTAAGGGTACAAAACTTGAGGAGATTGGTTATGAGACTGGTGTGGACAAGAAGCAGGCAACCAAGGCCGTGCATCAAGTCACCTTGAAAAAATCAAGTCCTGTCGCTGCGGACACACCTGTTCCTGATCTATTCTTAGTCACAACAACGCCCGCCGGAAACAGCCCGCCGGTACAATTCCGAGTTGTAACAGGGCAGAATGCCTTTATACCAGTAGGCCAGAGTCAGGTTAATGTTTTAGTAGAATGCACACAATCAGGGATTGTAGGGAATGTGCCCAGTGGCTCGATCGACCTTGTGGCTCAGGCTGGATTTGATTCTGTTGCCGGTTCCACTCTTACCACGGCCGGTACTGACATTGAAGATGAGGAAGCTTATCGCAAACGGATATTAGAGAGAAAAAGAAATCCGCCCAGGGGAGGAACAAAAGCGGATTATAAGATATGGGCTGAGAGTGTGGAGGGCGTACTGACTGCCTTAGTCCTCCCGAGAAATCGGGGCAATGGAACTGTAGATATCGTTATTACAGGCGTGAATGGGGTGCCGGACCAATCCCTGATTGATGATTGTCAAGACTACATCGATTCATTGACGCCAGCCGATATTGCGGACGGTGGGGTACAAGTAATTGCTCCAACAACGGTACCCATTAATATTACGTTATCTGGTTGTGTATGGGCCGATGGAATAACCACCGCGATTGGTTCGCCAATTGTCCAAGCTGCAATCTCACAATACATTATCAATCAAGCTAATACGGATAGAATCGTAAGATTTATGGATATCATAGCAACCGCCAAAACAGCACATGATGCCACAGACATTACGAACAAGCCGGTTCTCGTAGATTTTGTGATGAACACACCAACCAGCAATCGAGTGCTTGGCAATGTAGAAATGGCTGTGCCTGGAACAATCAACATTTCATAGGGGAGGGGAATTCATGGGGCTTTCTTCATTTCTTCAAGGATTCTTCCCCCATCGTTGGCTAAACAAAAAAGGAACAGGCAACATTCGTCTTTTCAATGGACTGGGCACAACACTGGATTGGGCAAATTCTTTCGTTATTCTGGTGAGGAATGAGTCAAGAGTGCTGACAGCCGTAGATACCATTCCGCTGCGGGAAAAAGAGCTTGGGATAACCTCTGACCCTTCGGTTCAGATCGATGTCCGTAGGTCCGGGATCATAGCGAGAATGAGGGAACAGAGCCGGCCAATGACCGCGGAGGATTTGGCGACAGCACTCCAGTCGTACGGCATCGTTGTGAGTATTCAACATGATTATGCCAATTACAAAATGTTTATCAAAATTTTGAATGTAAATGGAGTGCCGGAAGGGTATCCCCAAATCCAGGCATTTATTCGGGAAGTTGTTAGAGCACACGTAGAAGTTATTTTTCAATTCCGATACCTTACAATTGCTGAAACTGAAAGCATGACAATATCACAAATCGAGGCTACAACACTTGATAGATTTGCAGGAGGTGGAGTGTAAATGGCAAATCCCAAGACTACAAACCTTGGATTAAATAAGATTGACAGAACGTCACCGACCACGACATACATGAATTTGCAAACAAACCTTGATGATAATTGGGATAATATAGACAACCAGCTTGGAGCACAAATTGCCGTATCCCCTGCAGCCATGCCTGTAAGCCTTAAAAGCGGGCTGCAAGTAATCAATTCTTCCCGCGTCGCGCCGTATAACGTGACGAGCATCAAGGGCCGCACACTGGTTAACCTGCTGGGGCGTGATGGTGGTTTCGAGGTAGCTAATAACAACTGGACTGCTTTTCAAGGCACTATTACCTACCAAATCGGGAACACAGCCCCTGATACAGGACAGGGTCGCGTATCGCTTGCGATCACTTCAGGCAGTTACGTATCTGCATATAAAACAAACATACCTTTTAAAGCGGGGAAGTATTATGTCCTTATATCAGCAGCGCGCAATTTTACTGCTACATCCGTTCGCCCCGTTATCGGAGCGACAGGCGCTGCCCAGATTGTTAATTCGTCTGTGTTTACGCCACAACTATCCACTTTCACTACGCAATGGTCTAGGATTAATGTTGGAACCACGGATATTACAGGAGGTACTGTAGAACTACAGGTCGCTGGAGCTGTCGGTCAAACGGGAGTTTTCGATTCCGTACGTCTATATGAAATTACGCAAGCCGAGTATGATGCGCTTGCGAGCATGACACCAGAACAAGTCGCCGCCAAGTATCCGTATGTTGATGACGTGAAGCCGATCACGAATCCTTATGTTATCAAGTACGGGGAAAACTTGCTGCCTACAATGTACGAATGTTCCCTCACGGGCGGTAACGCCGCTATTAATGTGCAAGCGCCATATATTTTACAAATGGTATCCCCGGATGGTAACGCCAGTTTCTTTGACACACCAAAACTACCTTTGATTCTGGGGCAACAGTACACACTGTCTGCTACCATTTCAGCTAACGCACACATGCAAGTAGTCGATTCTCAGGGTGTCGTTGCTAGTATAACGGCTACTATACCTTCGGTAACCTTTATCATTAGAGAATTTGGCGGTACGTATATACGATATTCCGAAGGAGCAGCCGGAACACATACGTACACAAACCCAATGCTTAGCCTTGGTGCTATCGCCCTGCCATTCAAGCAGCGTGAAGACGATTACCTTATCTTGCCGGCACAGTTGCACGCGAATACTGACGGCAGTGTTTACGACGAAATCACGTACCGCGACGGGCAATATTTTAAGAATTCCCGGTTTAAATCGATTGATTTGGATGGTAGTTTGGCTTGGACGTATTCCCCAGTAAGTTATACAGGATATAAACGAGTTGAACTTGTTAATAATCTTGCTGCGGTACCTCCATTCCAACAAGTTGTAAAATACGATGGGAAAATACTCACTTATAATAATTCTGCAAATACTGCTGATACATTTCTGGTTGCATCGGGAACAACTTATATTGTAATTCCTAATACTGACTCCGGATGGGGCGATTCGTATACACCTTCCGCTGCCGAAATTCAAGCGTATTTTTACGGGTGGAAGATGACAACACAAGGTGTAAACAGTACCGCGCCTTATGATAGGACTGACAATCAATTTAAGCAATGGTATCCGATCGGCAATACTGATGGCAGTGGATATGTGATAACGTTGCCTACAGTCAAATCTTCTACTAACTACAAGCCCTACAAACTCGTATACCAACTTGCCGTAGCAACGACAGAGGTCATACCAGCCGAAGGCGGCATTACGCTGCATGATGGTGGTAACCAACTTGAAGTGGGCGCTGGGATGGTTGTACGTGAACGTATAAGGGCCGCGACAGATGATGGCGGCTTGTCTTACTACATCAATACCAATGGTAATAACGGTACGCAACACACTGAATTTGCATATAGGTTGGATAAATTGTTTAGAATCTATCGAGGTTTAGACGCTGATTATACATGGATGTCTAGCGCTTTAAATGCGCCCAATGCTTACGGCAAGTACTGGTACACAAATAGAGGTTATGACAAATTATCAGGGTACGCCGTTACGTACACACCTTTAGATTCCCACTTACTTACAGGTAGCCTGCAAGCGATCAACGGGGAATATAGCACGAATTTAAAGACAGCTGTAGACAAGCTGGCCCGCAATCAAGCGGACGTCTTAACCCGTGTCAGCGTCTTGGAAACGCAGAAGACAGGGAAGGTGCAGCCGCAAATTATAAAGCCTACTTTGCTGAATGGGTGGAGTTTATTCCGTGGCGGCTACTACAAGGGTACTGATGGCCGGGTTTATGTTGATATGGGTATTACAGGCGGGGTTTTTGTAGAGGGAACGCAAATTATGCAATTCCCCCAAGGTTATGCCCCCCTAGACGATATCCACTTTGAAGCTTTAGCTAGTACCGCTGGCATTGTAGCTGCAAATACTATCGTAGAGGGCAAAGGCTATATCACACTTGGTAAAATGATTATTTATAAAGGTGCTAATGGTTATATGCACCTGGCATTCTCGTTCCGCGCAGAATAAAGGAGGTTTGGCCTTGAAAGAAGCAATCATAGTCAACCTGGACGGATATATGACCGATGTAACGCTTGTCGCAGATGATGTGACAGGCGTTTTTCCTATCTACCAGCAGCCGGGAAAGTCAGAGTCGGAGGAAGTAGTCGAGCCTGTGTTAACAGGCCACACGGTTGCCGTCCCGGTCACCCCAGGACTGTACAAGCCGCGTTTCGACTTCGCAGCCTGGGAGACGTATCAGACAACGCTTGAGGCCTACAGAATATCGCTGGCAACTTGGCAAGGTACACCGGAAGAAGATAGAGCCTCCGAACCGCCAAGCTGGACGGGAGAAATGTCTGCCTGCTGGATAGAGGGACTTACACAGGAAGAACTGGACGCGATAAAAAATACCGTCCCGCCGAAGTCGACAGAACAAAAGCTGGAAGAATCCCTGGCGTTAGTTGCGCAGCTGCGCCAGGAAATCGCAGTACAAAAAGACATTAATGCAGCCAACAGCGCCGACTTCATGGCGCTGGTGGACTACCTAGCTGAAAAAGGAGTGTTAGACTAATGGCAATCTTATCTTTCAGGGTTTCAAATTATGCATTGAACATCAACATGACCGGGCAGCAGCGGTACACGGGGCGGGATAACTTCACCGGGATCCCGGCAGAGTATGCACCGCACGTTAAAGCGTACGCAGCGAAGAACTACTATGTAGATGATATCGACCGCGCTTTTGCTAACGGCTGGCTTACAGCGGAAGAACATCAGGACACTTTAGATCTTAAAACAGAATCCGATCCACAATTCAGACCGTCAACGTTAAATGAATAAGAACCAAGGCCCTGTATATCACGGGGCTATTTTTATGCCCGTTAATGGGCGGAGAGGGTGCGAGCCAATGTCGCCACAAGCAGACGAAACTCAAGAAATTTTACAGCGATTAACGAGGGTAGAAACAAAACTCGACATGATGAACAGCGCGCGGGATACTGCCAATGATGCCCTACAGTCCACGAAAGCAGCGCACAAGCGACTCGATACCATCGAAGAAAACCAGAAGTGGATATGGAGAACTGTCGTGGGAGCGATGATTGTTGGAGTTGTAAATCTACTCTTAAAAGTGAAAGGGATGTAAGTATGACGGATGATATGATCTTGCAGCTCGCCGCGATCGTGGCTGCTTATGTTGGTGTGGGGAAAACGCTTGGAATTAATCCAAAATACAGTCCGTTGATTGCCATTGCAATCGCGGCTGTTTTTGTTTTGGTGCCGGACAGCATGCAGAAGACCATCACCTCTATATCAGTTATTGGATTGACGGCCAGCGGTGCATATAGTTATGTTAAAAATTCGGATGGAGGTAAATCCAATGGCAAAGGGATTTGATTGTGCAACGCCGTTGACTGCGGAAAAGGCCCGGGAGTTTATTGCTTCCGGGTTTACGTTTGTCTGCCGATATCTCGCCCCAGCAGGTTCGTGGAAACGGCTGACGGCAGCTGAGGCTCAGAGGGTTACGGATGCAGGCTTGTGGCTAGTATCCGTATTTGAGCGAGGCGCGGATAACGCGCTGGCCGGGGCTGCTCAGGGAGCGGAGGACGGCAGGCTCGCTCTCCAGTATGCGCGGGAGGTTGGGCAGCCGGAAGGTACGGTGATCTACGCTGCGGTGGACACGGACGTTAACTCATCCCACTATGACGCTATTGAGGCATACCTCCAGGCGTTTGATGAACAGATAACCGGCTATGAGCTGGGCGTGTATGGGGAGTATGAAATCTGCAAGGTAATGAGGGATCGGGGCATTGTCAGCAAAGTATGGCAGACGTACGCCTGGAGCCGCGGCGCGAAGGTAGAAGATTCGAATATTTATCAATATGAAAATGACGTCACTGAGAACGGGATCGGGATTGACCGGGACGAGTCCAATGGTGACGCGGGAGGATGGAGAGTAGGTATGGCGATTAAGAATTCAGTGCCGGAGCTGTCGGCAGCCATTGCAAATAATATTATTGAATCTTACTTATCGGTCGCGTGGGATAATTGCGAAAAAGAGAGACTTTTGGCTTTGGATGCTGGACGCGAGGATGATGCTGCTGCATGGATGCAACTGCGTGATTGGCAGCACACCTTGGCAGATGAGTTGCGGAAGGCTTCCGGACAACAAATGGTATAGTGTCCTTCTTAATTAATAAGTGGAAAATTAGGGATATAATGTTTGGACAATCCATGTAATTTTTTGTAATCTATTTTTTGTGCAAAAAAACATATTATTAGACAAAAAGGAGAGATTTGGTTGAAAAAGTATTTATCTATATTTTTGTTTGTTTTCGTTCTAGTAATGATGGTACCTGTTTCATCTGCCTTTGCTGCTACAGTTGGACAATCATTGACTGTTCCTGAAACTGGATGGCAGAGGTTTGACGATACTGCATCGCAATTTTTATTCTCAAACTTTACTAATCCACGAGCGACTCAAAGTGGTGGAAATTATAACGGCACTGTTTCTTACTCAAATGATTTAAACGCAAGAGTGGATTTCAAATTTACTGGAAAGAAAATTAGAATTATCACTCAAATGGCTTCATCTAGAGATCCTCTAGCTAAAATCACTATCGATGGAATAAATTACACATACTCTGAGAAGTCATCTAGTCTTATTTTCCAAGCTTTAGTGTTCGAAAAGCAAGATCTATCCGATGGAACTCACACAGTTACATTGACAAGAAACTCACCGTCAACAATTTATTTTACGTTGGATGCAGTTGACATTGATGCTTCGGGACAACTATTAAGTAGTGAAGTTCCAGATCAATTACAAGCATTGAGTGGCGACGCAACAGTTACACTTAATTGGAATTCTGTCCCTGCAGCAAATGGATACGTAATTAATTATGGAACATCAACGGGAGTTTATAATAAATCAGTAACAGTTAGCAGTAATACTTATTCTGTTAAGGGACTTACAAATGGTACAACCTATTATTTCGTAGTTGCTGCAATAACTACTAATGGGGTAAGTGGTAATTCAAATGAGGTTTCAGCTAAGCCCTTGGCACCAGTACCATCAACACCTTTGGACTTAAATGCAACATCTAGCAACAATCAAGCAATCCTTTCGTGGACACCATCTTCTGGGGCAACGAGTTACAATGTCAAGAAAGCGACTCAAAGTGGCGGTCCTTATACAATTATTAGTAATAACGTAACTGGAGCAACTTATTTTGTGGATGCAAATGTAACCCCCGGCACAACGTATTACTATGTCGTTTCCGCAGTAAACGAAAGCGGAGAAAGTGCAAATTCCAATGAAGTGTCTCTGACTCCAGTAGCACTAGATCCTTCATTGAACGTTATTATCGCAGAAGATAAAGTAAAAGTTGGACAAGAATTTATTGCAAGCATTGATTTGAAAAATGTAAAGAACATCTACGCTGAAGATTTTACTATTAAGTACGACAATACTTTGTTTGAGTTTGTAGGGTTTGAAGAAATCCCTGGGTACAAAATTTACAACCAACCTGCTGCTCAAAATGGATCCATTCGCTTCATTGTTGCAAGCCAAGGTAAGGACAATGGAATCAGTGATGAGAAAGTGTTCTTGAAATTGAAGCTTCGTGCAAAAGCTGCTGGAACAGGTAAAGTGGACGCTACTAAATGTAGAATCGCAGATACTGAAAAGGAATTTGATCTGTTGGAAGCAAACTGCACAGAGGATACTGTTACTGTGGAAGGTCCCAAAGACGTAAACAGAACTGGCGAGTATACACTACTTGACTTGGCTATTGACGGTTACTACTATGGAGAGCTTGCTTCGAACGCGGATCCATCCAAGTACGATGCAAACCAAGCTGGCGATGAGTATGTTAAAGACGAAGATCTTGTGTACATTGTGAATCAAATGCTGTTGAATACAAACTATCCATTGAATGGCTAATTTAAAGAAAACCTCCACTGACAATCTGGTGGAGGTTTTTGTTTTTTAAAATTCATTCGGTTACTAAATCTTTGTTCGCAAGTAAAAAGTAATTTTGCTGATCCATCGTTGTTACGATAATCCGGCCATCAGCGTCATAATCCATATCTAATATTTCGGAAGCTTTCAATGTTTTAAATTCATATGTTTTCGAATGGAAGACTTGGTATATCATTCAATCACGCCCTTTCATCATCATAATAAAGGGCATATACGAAAACTAATACAAGCAACATATGGAAAAAGATATACTAATTATTTCACAATGAACTCAACTTTTGTTCCATCGGGATACTTCTCCAATTGATTACTCACCCAACTCCCAGCCCCGCGATTATCAGAAGGATTTATGTATTTTATATCCGCTCCCGTACCACCCTCATCACACATTGCCATCGGCCATTCGTCACGATCGTAACCCTTTTTAGTAGGAACATCCTGTAGTGATTTTTTTCGATTCTCTTCGGCTCCCGCCCGGTCTATCGTACAAATCGAGGATTCTCCAGAAACAATGGCATCTTTAATATGCCTTCCCGTCTCTGGGAAACGATCTGAAGGGAAGATTAACTGTACTGTAGCCGGGGTGTTGGTTACCACTTTCTCAGACGGGTAGAACTTCTCGTATAAAACTGATCCTATGAGAACAAGTAGTACAAGTACGAAAGTGTAAATTTTCTTCTGTCTTTTCAA